AAGTCAATGATTAAGTGGATAATTTGGGGAGTTTTGATTAGACTGTATGAAAATAGAGACCAAAACTCCCACCAGTACGTGGAAAGGTCAAATGGGAATAAGACCTGTGTCGTACTGATATCTATTTACTCGCCAGCACTGTCAGTACACTCTGGTTTGAGTATCACAGCATATGGTTCTTGGCAATGTGGAGTCCAACAACGTATTTTCCACAGAATTTTGCGAGTTTGGTAACCGTAGGTTCTGTAGTAGGAGTATTTGCCTTCAAATGGTCTTTCTGACAACATGTGATTGCCACCGCATCGTGAACACTCCACTTTTTCTTGATCAAATTGTTCTGCAGTAATTTTGCGTCGTTTGGTGGCGTATTTGTTGGCGTAATAAGCGTTTCTGCTCAATTGAGGTCTGCCCATTACCAGACTCTGATGAATATGCCAATCAGCATGGTCACAATCAAACCAGTCAATGCCAAAATGTACATTTGGTAACCTTGGATATGATAGAGATGATTGTTCATGATCTTGTCCAGTGTGCGTTCAATTTTGTCTATGCGTTTTTCTATTGCTTTGATAGGTGTTGGTTTCATATTATTCATATTATGATATTGTGCTACCCAATGCAACCACTTTCCAGTTGGAACCATCATACACTGCCAATGTTGTTGCGCCTGAATTACCATTTGAACAGTATGCCAAGTCACCTGCTTCTTTGTCTGATCTTGCGTTGAGTTCAGTGAGTGTTTGTGGTTTTAGTTGTAGTATTTCTTCTATGTTGACCTTGCCTGTGGCAGGATCCAGTGTTAAATCTGTTGCTGATGTGGAGTTGATTTCATCTGGCAGTTGTGCCGCTATTATTTTGGATGTGCCATCTAACCCTGCTACACCGTTTGCTGTGTTTCTGCCATCAATCACAGTGATCAATTCGTCAAATGCCGCCTTGATGTCTGGTCTTGCCGCCGCAGGTGAATCCGTGGCATCATTTAAATTTGTTGTGCTTACGTTTGAACTTGTTCCCCAACCCATAATATGGTACTCCTTTGTTGTTTTTATTTATAAAATTGGTTGCAGTATACAACTAATCTTATCTCTTTGTTTTGCCCGTGTACTGACGTCTACGAGCGACTAACACACCTTTTTTAACTGAAGTTGGTGCTTAAACTTGCGTAATATATTCCGCCCACAAAACTTATGGTCATGATGTCTATGGCATTGGCACCAGTACTTAATGTGGACGTGCCTCCTGCAAACAACATTCTGCCTGCAGAGTCTAAATCTTCTGTAAATGTTCTGTTGCCTGTTCCATCTTGTTTAATGATTAATGTTAGACTTTGTCCATTTTCTGCACTGGCAAATCCTTGGAAGTTTACATTACCAGTCAATGTGACTTCCATTAAATTTCCATTTGTTTTGACATCAGGTGTTAAATTTGAACCATAAGGCAATTCAAATACTTGTTCCTTGTACCTCATGCCTGCGTCTATGATGAATTGGTCTGATGTTACAGTGATTTTATCAAAATTTTCAGTAGAACCAGCACTGTCTCCATGTGAATTAAAAGTTATTGCATTTTCAGACTGGAAATTGGTTGCATAGTGATCAATAACAAAATTAACTGCATCCACACTGATACCATGATTGGTAACTCCTGCTGAAGTGCCACCAACAACAATTCTTGTTTTGTCAGACTCTAAACGTAAATGACCACTTACACCACCCAGTTTACTAATTTTAAAATCTGTGCCTCTACCAGTGTTGGTTTTTATGTTGAATGTGTCTGTGTCTAAATCTGATGTCAGTGGATTTGTAACACCTGCCGCGGCAGTTATATTAAGAGGCGCACCTCCTGAATCTGGATTAACCAAAAGAGTGTTGCCTAAATGAGCAACTTCTACTTGTGAATTTGCACGATTGTACACCAACAATGCATAAGGATCTCCATCTATACCAGTGGTGTCTATAAAATCAACAATGTTGTTGACAGCATCACTCATTGTTTTTATTTCAGGTCTGGATTCTTTGATAGAATTTGTGTCTGCTGAAAATTTATTTGAATCTGGTTTGTTTGTTGGCCACGCCATATTAGTTTATCACAACCTCCGTTTGTCCATTTGCTGAAGAAAAGCAAATTGGAAGATATTGAATTTGTACATCCACTGTGCAGTCTATTCTACGTGCTTTGCCGTAACTGTCTGCATCAAAAATATTTAACACAAGAGGGGTTGATGTCTTGTCAATATAGATAAGTGGTCTGACAGGATCTCCTCCTGAATCATCCAATCCTGTGATGTGTGGTTGTATAATACAGTTGGTAATTTTGCCTGTTTCTTTTTCAAATGTTAATTGTCTAGCACCCACAGAACCACCCAATGTGCTGGTGTCTATGTCTGACTGTGAAAGTGGCAAGGTGCTGTTGTTGAAACCCACATTGAAATCGTTTAAAAATAGTACAGGAGATCCTGCTGAATCTTCTGCTCCTGCTGAATCACCTGTGCCTTGCGTTAAAGTAAATTTAAAAAATCTTGCATATATGCCTGGCACGTCTGCTGTGTCAGGTGAAATTGTAGCGGTGCTTGGAGAATCAATTGCTCCTCCTGTGCTGTCAACAGTGTTGCCATACTGCACTGTTGTGATAACAGGTGCTCCAGAATTAAATGTTAACAATGGTAGATGCCAATCCAAACCGCCAGCGTCAATGATGTTGGTGGTAAATTCTAAAAGAGAACTGGGTGTGCCTCCCCAACTAGTGAGTGTGCTCCAATTGGTATAGTCTGCCCAACTTTCCACACTGCGAGCAAATAGAGTGTTTTCAATTTCATCAAAATATCCGTTGCTTGACATATTATCCTCCTAAATTCTGTTGTCCACCAGCATCAAAACCGTATGTTTCTTGTAGATAGTTAACAAAACCTTCTAATCCATCGTCTTCAATTTTTGTGCCTTTAATGATGTATTTTTTCTTAGTAAAATTTGTTTCTGAAAAATCACCTCCCATTGCATATTCATCTTCTGGACCAGGATTTGTTTTTATTGGTCTAATTTTTGCTACTAACCCTTTTACAAGAGGAATACGTATGAAATTGCCGCCGCTTAACCGTCTGTAATAAACAGTTCCTTGAGGAGTTCCTTGAACAGTTGATGTATTGAACACGTTGGCAAAATTTCCATGACTACCTGCAAAAAATATATGACCACCACTACTTTCTTTGTTGCCCATAAAATATTCTAATCTCAATCCATTCACACCAGGTTCTTGTGGTAGTGCCAATGCAATTTCACCCACATTGCAACGATATCTTACACCATTTATTATTATAACACTGGTGTAGTTAGAACCTTGACGTTGTACCAAAGTTAAATATCCGTTTTCTCTAATGTCTGCACCGCTGTCTACTCTTTTGATTAAACAACTGGTTGGTATGGATAATGCGTTGTTGTGTTGATACACTTTGCCACTCCACACAAGGGGTGTGCTAGGATAGGCAACCAATTGTAAATCGTATCCATAAAATTTATCTAAACTTGGTTTTTTAATTGGTTCATACTCAGGAGGTGGTGTTGGTGCAGGTATTGGTCCTGCAGAATCATCTGGTATTGGGTAAGGCGGTTTAACACCTTTGGGTGGATCACTCACAGGTCTTTGCAATGGTCTGCCTGAATATTCATCTGGTAGATACACTGTTGGTGGATTTTCTATCTGTTCACCTGACACGTGTGGATAATGATTTGCTGTGTGTTCCACAGCAGATATATCTATCAAACCTTGATTGGTCAATTTCATATCTACCACTCTAAATGTACGCAAATCAAGATCCAGTATGTCTTCTGACATTCTGATAATGTCACCTGGTTCCACATTGAATAATTCTTGTGTGCCTGTAAAACTTAATGTTCTTTGATTACGTGATTTCAAATAAATCATTCTTGCCATTTCACGTGCTATGTAAGGATTAGTAAGGGTAGTAAATGTAAATTCACCTGACATTTCTTCATCGTCATCCACTGCTTGATCACCTGCCTCACTGAACACCACTTGTTGACTGCTGAATTCTTTGTCAGGATCTATGTAGTTCACATACACATTGTTGTATTTGGATACTTTGGATTCTCCACCCAACGTAACTGACCCCACAATAAAAAAGTTACTGACATCAAATGCAACATCAATTGTGGCAGATGTTATGTCAGTGGCATTACCGCCATCTTCTACTTTTAGTTTGTATCTGCCACTCACAAAAGGCAGTATGCCTCTGCAACCACCTACTAATTGTTTTACATTGTCTATTAATTTTGATTCTGTGGTCAGCACTGTGTTGCAAGTCAACACAAATTCAGTAAACTTGCCGTCATCATCTAGGTCTACTAATTGATTAAATTTTTCAGCGGCAATTCTAAAACTTTCTGTGTGTATGTCTTCTTTTTTGATGCCCAATCCATAACGAGGATTCATCATGTAATCCAGCAACACACATGCTGGGTTTGTGCCTGGTCTGTTAGAATCTGTTTCCACATAAGTCTTTGATAAATCTGCATAATCGTTTGGTAGGTTTTCGCTGTCTGGAGTTACTGTGGTAAGATCAAAAACTTTTTTACCAAACACATCAAATTGAATTTGTGGTACACCGCCACCAAAAGGATTAGAATCTATTTCTGCTTGATTTGAATTTTTCCATTCAAATCTAAATGCCGCATATGCAACACCTGGTAATTTTCTTACACCATTGTTCCAACTGGGTGATCCGTTTGCCAATGTGCTTTGTGGTTGATCTTCTGTGCCGTTGAATATTTGAAATTGTACTCTGCCACTGTATCTACCTGTGCTGGATGTGTAAACTTGTGCATGATTGTATGTGTTGCTGGTACCTGGGTGTGGCAACAGTTCGTTTTCATCCAATTTGATTCTGTGTACACCTGCAATCTCACCTTCACAAATAGCATACACCACATACAGATATTGATTACTGCTTCCGTTGGTTTCCACGTGTACAATTGTGCCACCCAAACGTCTAAATCCATACGCCACAGGTATTCCAACATTGGTACCTGACTTGGTAACTTTAACACCTTGTGCAAGTGATTCTGCAGATACGTCTGGTGTTTCAAAAGAACCAAAAGGTTTTATAATAAATCCAAAAGCATCACCCACAAAAGATGTTATGCCTTTGACTGCTTTTTTAATTCCTTTTATGATTCCTTTGATTGGTTTTTTTATGAATCCCATTACAACTCCTTCACATACATATTGCCACACCATTTCATATTTTTCATTTCAAAATATTTACTGGCACGTTCTACATATTCTTCATCAACGTTGTAATCTTTGTCAAACAAAAACACACCGCTCATTATTAATTCAACATCTTGATCTCTTAAAAAATCTTCTATTTGGTCAAAGAATTTGTGACTGCTGATCTTGTGTCTGTAATCAGGATGTAAAAAAAACATTTCTACATTGGCCACTCTCACTCTGTTCCAAGTTAATTCTGATAAACTGACCACACTGTAACCTACCACTCTGTCATCTTTGATGTACAATAAAATATTGCTTTGTTGTTCTATCAATCTTTGTTTGGTTAATTCTAATGCTGTTTCCACATCAAAATTTAATTTGCCAGACACATTGGCCTCTTCAGCGTGTATGCGATAAATTTCTTGCAGTTGATTGAAGTGTGAGATGTTTGCTTGTTTTAACATTATTTTATACCCCATTTTATTTCTGCCAATGCTTCGTGTGAAAATTCCATACTGGCATCGTTGGCATGTTCTCTTTGAAAATTGTTTTGATTGGTTCTGCGTCCATTCTTTCTGTTGAAATTCACAAACTGCGAACTTACTTGTAATTGTATGTCTGCTGATGTTTGATTGTTGGTCACACTGTAACCTGCTATTTTGCCTTTGAACAACAAGAAAGCATTTTCACCTGCTGAATCACCAAACAACACATTGGTGCTTGGGTCAATAAATCCTCTGTATATGCTCACAGTTTGATTTATTATTTCTGATGTGGCAAACGTTTGCACATTGGCAAGTGTTAAGGCACTGATTGCTATGTTTACAGAACTGATTTGTACAGCACTGTTCAATTGTGTTTCACTGATAGACATAAATTCACCTTGTGCAGAATATGTTTCGCCATCAAATGTTAGATCATAAGGATTGTTGGTGTATCTCAATGTGTCTGATACACCGCCACTGTCAGGTGTGTCTATCTCCAACAACAACACACTGGTAAAAGTGTTGCCTGCAAGATAAGTGTTTAATGGATCAGAAAATCCGCGAGGCATTAAATTACCTCCTCAACATCCATCCTATAATTCACAGTGCCGTCTACATTGTATTGATATTCTTGTAGATCACTGCTCATAATCACTTTGAATGGCACGTTGTCGTATGTGACTGTTTCACTAGTTGATACTTGTAACACCAATGCTGGTTCAAAAGCAATGGCAAAACCTGCTGAGTCCATCACAGCATCTTCTGTTGCCATGTACACTTTGCTGTGTCCTGAAAATTTAATCACATCACCCATTTTGAGTGCTGTGGCATTGATGTTGCCTTGGTCAGTTGTAACGTTGACGCTGGTTGAACCTTGTCCAAATGATCCTTGCACTGTGACTGTGCCCACATTGTCAGTTGCTGTTCTAAAACTTATTTCTGGTATCTCTATGGTAAAATCGTTCACACTGGTTTTTGCTTTGGCAATAAAACCTTGTATCTGTTTAAAATCTGACACAGTAAGACTGACCAACTCCAATGTGCCTTTGAACAATGTGGTTGCCGCTGTGCTTCTTATGATTCTGCCTGATGCAGTTTTTGTGACAGCAACTTCATTCTGTTGTTTGAAGTTGACTGCTCTAAATTTTATTGGTGTAGCATTTGATAAAATGCTTGAACTTCCGTTGAATGCTCCTATGCTTGCCATTATGCTGTGATCCCCTCTCTTCCTTGTCTGTTCATTGCTTCATTGATAACGCCCACAATTGTTGATCTTCTTTCCAACAACAGTTCGTCAAAACCTGTTGCGTCCACTGTTTCAATGTTGAAGTTCACTGTGACTTGTTGGCCCATTGCACCATTTGATGTAATTTGTCCACCTGCATTAGGTGTAAACATTTCTGGTCCCTTTTCTCCAACCAAGTATTGTTGTCCTGCAGAAACTGGTCCACCTTTTTCTCTTGGTCCTGTGTATGTGGTTGATTTAATCTTAGCAATTTGTACTGCACCAGTTGCCGCAATCAATGCCGCTTGTAAATATGCACCTCTACCTAATGCAAACATCACACCTTTTGCTGTGCTGATAATTGTTTCAGATATTGCAACTGCTTTTGCTATCTTGAATGCTTTTTCGTTAATTTGTGCCAGTTCACCCAACAACTCTTTACCAAGTGCTGTGTTAAGACCTTTTTTGTCTTTGCCAAATGCCTTTTCAATATCTATTTCTTTTGCTTTACCAGATTTAATTAAATCAATTGCATCTCTTCTTTCTCTTTGATTTCTTGCTTCTCTGTCCAGTTGTGCTTTTCTTTCTAACACAGCAACAGCATGATGATATTCTTCTAAACTGATTAAATTTCTGTCTAGTGCGTCTTGTAGTTTTTCACCTTCTTTTACATAAGATGTTCCAAATGTGTCGTCAAACACACCGCCCACAGACTTGGCCACACTGGACAAACCTTCCATTGCTTTTTGTAATTCTTTTGCCGCTTTGTCTTCGTCTATCTTAGGTGTAATAACAATTGGATCAACGTTTAATGCTGTCTTGGTGTCATTTTTTAATTTTTCAATTTGTGCTTCTAAATCTGCTCTGTCTTTGTCTGAAACAAATTTAAAAGGACCACCATCTTCAAATGCTTGATTGAATGCTGATTTCATTCTGCCACCAAAATCTTCAAATGCATCTCTTGGGTCTTTTAAAGTTAATGCTTTTGTGATCGCCTCAAAGAGTATTCCGCCAAATTCAAGAGCAACATTGCCCAATCCTTGAAATGCGTTTATAAAATTATTTGTAAATTTTTCCAATGCATACAACAATTTAACACCTAAAGCGCCTTCTAGTTCTAACAGAGGTTTTAATAATGTGTAAACTCCAGTAACTGCAATTGCTACTGCTGACGCAAACAACAATAATGGATTTCGCATCATCGCAAGATTTAATTTTGTCATAGCAAGTCTTAAACCGCCAACTCCACGAGTAAACATTATTAATTTACCCAAAGCAAGAGAGGCACCAAATGCAACGGCACCTACCACTGCTGTTTCAAGATTTCTACCTACCACCAATATAGCGTTGGCAATTCCTTCAAACACTGGTGATGATGATCTGCCCAATGCAATGAAATTATTTTGTAACACAGTTAAACTTTGTCCAATTGTGGCAGATGTTTTGCCAAATTGTTCGTCAATATCTTTACTGCTTTTTAACAATGAATTAATCAATACATCTGCAGTTAATTTACCTTGAGATGCAAGTGCTCTAATTTCTCCTCTTGCCTTGCCTGTTTCAGCGGCAAGTATGTCTAGAATTAATGGAGCGGCCTCAACCACTGAGTTGAATTCATCACCCCTAAACGCACCTGATGCCAGTGCTTGACCAAACTGTCTAATTGCACCAGCGGCAGTACCTGCATCTGCACCTGATATTGCAAGTGTTTTGGCAAATGTTTCTGTGATCTGTGCTGTGGTTGCCTGACTGATACCTAAATCTTTAGTAGACAGTGCAATTTTAGTATATAAATCAACCACACCTTCCAAATCTCCTCTAGATCTATTAGCAACCTCTTGTAGTGTGTTGAAGGTTGCATTTAGATTTTGTTGAGAAGTGGTAACTATTTTCAGTCTGTTATTAACATTCTGAATGGTGTTGGCGTAATTGTATAGAGCACGTACAGAAAACGCCGCGGCGGCAATTTTGGCAAGATTGCCAAGACTGCTGTTTAGACCTTCAACATTCTTTTTAGTCCTGTTAAGTGCCGCCCCTGTTTTATCAACGACGACTAGTTCTAGTCTTACTTGCTCCGCCATGGTTCATTCCTTTGTTAGCGTTGTCATGCTGTATTTTAAAATACGAGGCCCATAACTGGATCTCCAGGACACTGAACTGCATGACTTCTTCTATTGATTTACCTAGTTCTTTTGCTATGTGCATCAACAGAAATAGTTCTGTGTCCTCTCTTAGTTTTTTGAGACATCCTCCTGTGTATATTCAGATGTCGCATTATTTAAAGCACTAGCAACTTTGATTAATGTAGAAGGATCTGCTTCGTTCATCATTGTTACTTTGTCAAACTTATGAAACATAGGTTTGCCATCTGGTGTTAGTGCTTTGTTAATCACTGATTCAACCAATGCTTCCACAGTTTTACCTTGTGTTTGCAAATCAATAATTTTTGACTCTACAGCAAACGAGTATACCGCTTTGTAGTAGATGTCTGTTTTCCATTCTGGAACTGTCATTTTTAACAGTTCACCATTTAATTTAGACTTAAAGTGTGTTTTTATATTGTCTAATACTTGTGTCATATTCTTCCTTTTGTTTTAAATGACTTAATGGTTGGCCTCACTATACCATTAGGTCGTTGTTTGCTACGCCCTCGTTCCAGCAGACCAATGTAAGGCACGCGATTGGTGATTCTGTGTTCTTTTTGAACAAAGTTTCCTGATGATGGATTTCTACCCACCGTCTTTTTCCAACCTCGTCTTGCTCTGCCTTTATCAACAGGTGTGTATATTTTCACCTCTTGAAAAATTCTTTCTGCGATGCGATCTGACACTTTTCCTAGTTGCCTTTGGATCCGTGTGAAGACCGCATCAAGATTGGATATTTTACCTCCAATCATCAGTATTATATTGTTTCTTCGTGTAGTATTCCGTTTCCTTGAAAACTGCATGATACTGTGACTAAGTCATCAAAACTTGCTGTTCTAGAAACTGAAGTAACAATTACATCTCCAACATACTTTACGCCTGTTGTTGCTGGAAAAAATTCTACAGAAATGTTGGCGTCATTTGCTGGATCAAACACAGAAGCACTTGTTTGTGCTGTGTCGTACATGCACTCCATAGTGCCTGTAAATTGTGTTAAACCGCTTATATATGTTCTAGCGCCATCGCCCATTGCTGTATCTTCTACTACGTCTTTTGTGTGTTCAATTGTCCAAGATCTTACTTCTGCTACTTGAGTAGAAGCACCACCTGAATCATCGCCAAACATCACTTTACCGTTTTCACCTGTTAGTGTTGCCATCGTTGGTCTCCTCTTTTAGATTGTTAATGTCCCATTCAATATCGCTCATGTCTTCTTCTGAGTGTATTGGTTCTGGGGTGTTGTGGTTGACTTCTGCTTGTGCTTTGATTTCAACCTTTGGCAGAAGTTTTTTCTTAGTCTTGGGTTTTTTAACTGTGTCTTTTTTAGTTGTCCAACCCGCCTCTAGAAATCTGTCTAGACGATCTGATTCTATATTTTTCTTTTCAGATCCTTTGTGTACTTTAATATATCGCGCCATTATTATACTGCTCCTTTAGTAAATGAATATCTCACGTCCGCCGTTATTAAAAACTCTCCCAAGGGTGGCGTACGATCAATTATTTCAACTGTTCTAACACGTGTGGTTGATGCTTGGGATGCCGCAAGTTCACGTGTTCTATCTGAATTCAACGTTTCTTCAATACGTTCAATCAATTCATTTCTTTTTTGATCCACTGTGATGATTTGTGCTGATCTTCCATCTGCTCTCACAAAACCACGGATCGTTATTTCTATAACACCTCTTCTGCCACCACCCATCACATGGTCTTCTCTGGTTTCATTACCAGTTGTGATTAGTAGTGCAGGAAATTGTGTAATTGCTAATTTTTCCACGTCAAAAGGTTCACGTGTGACTAGGACAGGTCTTGGAGGAGTCATGTCCTGTAAAACTGATTCTATGTTGTGTGCTATGTCTTCTCTGTTACTCATCTACTACCTTTTCAAACGGAGAAAATGAGTAGGTTCCTTTTCAGCATCGCTAACATCTCCTGATGAATCCATATCATATTCTACACCGTCTCTTAACACAAGATCCATTTCTCTTTCGTATTCTTTACGATAGAATTCCATCTTTCTTTCAAAGATGTCTTGATCTGCGTCAAATTTTGCTAATTTTGTATAAACGTGAAAACCTAAACAATTGTAACACGCCACTCTTGTGAGTTGACTTGCTGTGTACATATCTTCATCTGGTTCGTTTTGTCCTGATGATAGATATTTTAGGTCATACAAACCTATCTGTTGTGTGGGCCACCAACGTATTCTAAGATCTCTAAACACATCGTTTTGTGCTTTTGTGATTTCTTCGTCAAAGTCAGGTATGCCGTAATTTAAGATATCAGGTTCGTAGTCTTGGATGTCTGCAATGGTTAATAATGTTGCCATTAGGGGTACTACCTCCGTAATTGTTAATAATAATCAAGTTCTGCTTGATGTGTTTATTTATACCGCAGTCGTGAAGAAAGGGCGAAACGAATTCCGCCCTTTCAAGATATATGACCATACAAGTATGGTAATATTATTTATTATAGGTTTGCGTCCCCAACAATACCAACACCATAAGTGTCAAATATTTCTGCTGTACCGTACGCCATAGAACCAACGATTTCGTCTGCTCTAGCAGAAGCATCTCTTTGGTTCTCTACTCTTAAGTTACGTTTAACCATGTAACCTAATGCGTCGCCGTGGAATGCCGCACCAACGAATGCACCTGCTGAGTCACCAGATATAACTGTTGATTCAAAGATTTGCATTCCTGCAAGTGTTCCTACAAATCCAGTTCTCAATGCTTCATTACCTAAGTCTGATAGGTTATGAGCAATTGTTGAACCAGCGTTTGTTAACAATTTCTTGATTTGGAACGCTTGTTTAGGGTGTAACACACAGTATAACGGACCACTTGGAACTTTTGCAGTTCTTAGTGTTGCCGCCGCTTTGAAAAGATCTTCTACTGAAATCTCGTCTGCGCCTGTTCCTACAGTTTGTGAAAAACCTGAGAATAACGCCGCGATGTCTGTGTCAATTTTCTCTGCTAATGCAGATCCAATTTGTCTTCCTACTGCTGAAGCAACATCTTCTGCTGATGCTTCTTTCATAAGGTCAGTTAAAGTAATCATTACACCTTTTTCTGTCGCTGTAATTGTTTTTGACGTTGTCAAATCAAATGCCGCGTTAGTTAGGTCAACACCATCACCTGGTGTGCTTACCGCAACTGTTGGATATATTGGAACCTGAGCAGTTAACCCTGGTGTTCCAGACATATCATAGTTTCTTATTAAAGGTCTCATGATTGAAGTTTCGTTCAATGTGAAAAGACCTGATTGGACTACGTTACTAAAAAACGCTGATCCTATTCCTGTATCTACTGCGTTTGTAATCGCCATAGTACTTCTCCTTTGTTATTAAACACTCACGCCGCGTGATCTCATGATCTCGCGATACCTAGCACGATGCTCAGGTATGTTCATGTTTAGATTGGTTATGTCGTCATTGACCAACGATTCTTTGCTACCATCGCCTTTGCCAGTACCTGAACCTTGTGGTCCTGCACTTACAAAATGCGGATTGGATTGAAGAAACTCTTTTACCAAGTCTTTAACTTGTATGGGATCGCCTTTGTCATCATAACGAACTTGACCCGTTTTTGCGTCTATCACGTCAACAGCACCTGCTTCATTAAGTTTCAATTGTTGTTTAAGCAATTGACTTACTTGAGTAGGGTTGATTGCTTTGGCATTGGATGCCTCACTCATCAACTGTCCATCAATTTTGATTGAAGTCAATTCAGACTGATAATGGTTAATTTTAGAATTAAATTTTTCTGCTTGTTCTTTAAGAACTGCTTCAAACTCTCCTCTTTTTTCCAATTCTGCCTGTCTTGTCTTTTCCTCTTTTTCAATTAACGTGTTGTATTGATCAACGTCTATGCCTTTATACTTTTTATCGTATTTGGCACGTTCCCTCGCTACTCTCTCTCCTACGATCCTCTCTAGATCATCTTGAGTGAAAGATTGAGTGTTAGTTTCTTCTTGAACCGCTGTGGTTACCTGCTCTTTAGATTCAGGTGCAGTGTCCTGAGATTTTACCGCTTGATTGTCTGCGTTCATGTGTTTACCTCTTGTTTGAGTTGAGTGTACTCCCTGTCTATGACAGTACTGATGTTATTTATTATCTTCTTTTCTTTTTGCCTCTCGTAGATGATTTCTTACCACGAGTCATGCTGTTTTTCTTTTTGCCTCTTGTTGCCATGATTACTCCTCCTTTTTGTTGTAATTTTGCTTTACCAGTTCAATTACTTCTTTGGGTTCAATAGAATCCATTGCTTGTTCACAGTATGTGCAAGTACCTTTTGGCACATGACAACCCAAACCGTCTGGATTGCAATGTGTCTTACGTGTAATATTTATTTGGCCTTCATATCCTGTTCTCTGGGGACTTTGATGACTGCCATACAACACCACACAAGGCACATCAAGATTGCCTGCTATGTGATGCACTCCACCCTCTGTGGTCACCACCATGTGTGCGTACTTAATCATTATCATGGTTTCACGTATTGAAAGACATCTTACATTTTGCAGTCCTGGATAGTCTGTTTGTCCTTTTGCATTTTTTACAAAAGTTGGACTGGGCAATGCTCTTATCAATGAGTAATCTTGTAGACCATCTATCACTGCTTGCCATCTAAAATATTTTTTGTTGTCTGCAAATATAGAATCTTTAGCATCTGGGTTTATAAGAATATAAGGTTGTAATTTTTTGTAATTCAACTTGAACCACATCTCTTCTGAATCTTTAAATTCTATAGGTGCTGTTTTTGGTTTGTAAGGTGTGTTGTTGTGATACCACCGTTTGTTGTTGTTTGGGTGTGTTTCAAATGGTTCTCCGTAATTGAAGTCTAACCAAGGTGTGTTGTGCCACACAGGTTTTGCAAATCCTTGTGCAATACCTTTTGCTTGTCTGTGAGGTTTTTGTTTTTTGCCTGTCTTTTTGAATTGGTGGTATGCTTCTGCACGCCACATCATGTCATCACCTATTCCCATATTGGTATTTAGATGTTGTTGTCTGTGGGGTCTGTGTTATTGAAAAACTGTGCCATTTCTGGATGCAGTTCTACAATTTGTTCGTTGGTGTAACCTTGATCCAGCATTTCTCTCATGTGTGTAATCAATTGTTCAACTGATTGAATTGGTGTGTGAACCATGTTTGGTTGTGCTGACGGTTCAGGCATTTCAACAGCATCATCTTCCATCACAGTTTTGTAAATCTTTTTATCAATCTGTTCGTTGATGAATGTGTTTTGAATGTTGGACTCTTTTGCCATTTTTAGTAGACTGATATCATTTGCTTTGTCTTGTATTGAAAATGATCTTGGATATTCAATTGTGCCATCAAACACTGTGCCTTCGTAAAGAGCAAACAATCTCCATATCTGTTCTTCTGCGTGTTCCAACTGAGTGGCAAACGTTGCTAATCTGCTGGACAGTTGTGTGAACTCAGATGATATTGCAATTCCAGATAACCTACGACTGTCAACTGATCTTAGTCCCGCTAAATGATTTGTTCTATCAATTGATTCAACTTTTTTATCAATTGCTTGTAGCACTGCTTCAATTGATGAACCATTTGGTTGTAATAGATAAGGTTTTAAATTGCCATCTAAATTTTGTGGCATCTGTATGATTGCACCTGCACCCGCTGATGCTTCTGTGTCTGAAGTTTTTACAAGACTGGGGTGATTGGTTAATCTTACAATTTGTTCTATTTCTGAATGAAACTCGTATATTTCTTTTTGAATATCTGCTGTGTCGCCCAAGTGTGAAACACCTATGCCTCTTATCTGTGAACGTTGTGAGTACACACATACTGCAGGCACCTTGCCCAATTGATTTGGCATGGTTTCCACATATTCACCATGTCTGTCTTGTCCACTAATTTTGTAGATGTTGATTTCTGTTGGTGTGTATTCTCTGATGTATTGTGTGTCTTGTATAATTTCTTCTTTGACTTTTAGATATGTTAGTTCGTAAAAACCACTTGCTGATCTTGTGTAACTCCAATCCAACACATCCAATGGATGAAACATTGAAACATAAGGTCTTACATTTTGTTGTAATTCTTCTGCACGTGTCATTGCATTGGTATTCATTTTGTCTACCACAACCCAACAATGTCCATACACTTGACTCCATGTAGAAACATCCATTAAAAATTGTTTGTAAGATCTGCCGTCTAAATCTGCATCATCTAAAAATGCTGGCACAGACTGATTTAATTCTAAATTGCCCAATGTTCTTAAAGCATCTTTTTTGAATAAAAATGAATTGTAAATGTTGGCAACACTTTTTACGTGATTGTCTAAACCAACCTGTCTTAATCTTTTTTCGTAATCATCTCTTGATTCGTAGTAATAAGGTTCTAAGTATTTTCCATGGAAATATTCAAATCCACCATTGTATGAATCTTGTAAAAATTGCCATCTGTTCATGTACGATTTGTATGCTTCGTGTGCCTCAACTATGTACGTGGCATAGTTTTTTGTATCACCTTTAATTAATCTATCTCTTATTACGGCCATTATTTAACACTCCCTGAAAAACCCCATCTTAAAGGTTGTTTTGCTGTTGTTTCTTTTTTAACTGGATACAAATAATCTATCAAGTAACCCACTGCATCCGCCATGTGTATGTCGTCAGTTTGATCAATCACAGTTGTGTTTGGTTTGTACATCAGTCTTTCTATACTTCTAATTATTTGTTTGCATTTTGGATCTATAAACATTGTAATTAAACCGTTTGTGTTCTTTAACTTGCTATTTACAGCATTTACTCTGTCCCTGATAGGAGGATTGGATAATTTGTAATTTACTTTAAATCCTGCGTTTTGTAAAATAGAAATATCTGTTCTACCACCTGCAGAAGTTTTTCTCTGTCTGCCTGCGGCATCTGGATATATTGTGATGTTTGAATTTGGATATCTGTTTTTTAATTCTGTGACCACATCGTCTGTGTTTGATCCTGACATGTTGATTTCATCAATAAAATACACCACACCTCTTTCAATCACACTGATTGCCACACTCATTGGATCATAGTTAAAGTCCATGCCACAGTGTATTTCTTTTGTGTCAAAATTAGTAACTGGTTGTACGTGTTTGTCTCTGTCAAATGAAAAATGCACAGTGCCACTGTACGTATTGAAAGTTGCCAAATATTCTTGTTGAAATGTTCTTGAATCTAAATCTCTTTTTGCTTCTTCTATTTCTTGTTGATCAACCTGTCCACCTTCCAATGTGGTGTATGTGAATGCTGACCAATCGTTTGTGTCTTTTGCCATGGTGTACATGTCGTGACTGAATGATCCTACACCTCTTGGTGTGCCAATAAACAATGCTTTGCCTTTTCTATCAGACAGTGTGGGTCTTAAAACAGCAGTCCACAGTTCTGGATCTAAATCTTGAAATTCGTCCAGCACAATAAAATCATACCCACTACCTCTTAATGCTTCTCTGTTTTCAGCACCTTTAAGAAATATTTTAGATCCTGATTTTAATCTAATGGTTAGTTCTGCTTCGTTGGTTTGATCAACCCATTTTAATTCTTTTAATTTTGCTTTTAAACTTTCCCAGGCAATTGATTTTGCCATTCTGTAACTTGGTGCACAGTATAACACTTGTTGATCCTGTTTAGCGGCATGTTTTGCCAACTCTCTTAGGGCCACATATGTTTTGCCAAATCTTCGTCCGCACACTGCTGTTCTAAATCTAGAATTGCTTGTGCAAATTTCTTTCTGTGCTTCGCTCAATGCCATTATTCATCACTCCACGGTAAAGGTGAACTGTTGGATTTGTCTTCTGGTAAGTCTCTTTGTGACAAGTATTGTTTGCCTAAGAAAATTTGCATTCTTGTGTCGCCATTTAATGCTTTGTCCCATTGTGCTCTACGTAAACTTTTCTTGCCAGTTTCCTTACCTTTGGCAATTATGTTTTTGAAATGTTTTTGAATGTGTGTCACAGAACAACCTACCACTTCAGCAATTTCTTCGTGAGTACACTGAATGGTTGCCAATCTATAAACTACATCTTTGTCTATGTTTTTCTTTTTGGTCATTATGCTTGTTTCTCCAACACCTTAATTCTAAAATTTCTTGAATCTTGCAGTGCGTTTGCTGTTGTGATCTTAAATTCAACATTGTAAATTGTGCCTGCTGTGCCCCCTGATATGATTGCTGTTGCCACTGTGTCTGTGTTTGAATTGGAAACCACTGTGATGCCTGAATCCACAGCGATTGAAATACTTGAAATTGTGTCTCCTGATGGAAGATAATTTGAAAAATCTAAAGAATAATCTAATTGTGCATAAGGATCTTTTTCTATGTATGCTCCAACTCTGTCTGTTTTGAATCCTGTAAGTGTGGCCATTATCCTTCTCTCCTATCTATGATACCAGCAAGATCAACAATTTTTGTGTTTGACCCAGGTGTAACTTTAAAAATTCTTGTTTCACTTGGTACTAATCTGCTTCGTGTTTCTTGTTGTAAGATATTTATACGACTCTCTGAGTCTATTTGGAATGTTCTATAAGGTTCTACCGCAAAACCTGCCGCTGTGGATACTGTGATAGTGAATGCAGAAATATTAACTGTGGGTAGAATAACTTTGTCACCTGATCCAGATAACACAGTTGCAGTTTGTACATTGGTAGTGCCACCAAATATATTCACACTGTCTGTGTCAGCAACTGATGTGTTTACTGTGATTACGGCATCTCCAAATGATCCTGTTTCACCTGTGGATGCTGTGGTTGTGATGGTTTCAATGATGTCTGCTGTGGCAGGATTTACTCTGCCTGCTTGTGCTGTGGTTGTTGTGGCAACTGTGATATCTGAACCTGGTTGTGATATCAGTTCTTCATCTGCTGTGACTGACGTGCTGAATGTGATGCTGACAGTTTCTGAAAAACCTGTAATAGCATCTGCCAGAGTAGTTGTGGCAACTGCAATATTGCTGTCGCCCACACGTTGTACTCCTGCATCTGCTGACACAGTGGTTGCAAATGCTGTAATGGTTTCACCTTCTCTTTGTGCTTCTGCTGTGACTGTGAATGTGGCGTTTGCTGATATGTTGACAGCACCTGAAACCAATTGTTTGGTTGCTGTACTGGTTACAGCAGTGCTGGTGGTGATTGGACTGACAGGAGCAAATGAAGATAAAAGTGGTTCTTCAATAATGAATTGATTCCATACTTCTTGTATGGGTTCGTACCATGTGCCCATGTCGTCCCATGAACGATTGTTGGCAATGGTGGTGTTGATGGTTGCTTCTGCTGA